GTTACAACCCGTAATCGACTCTGAAAACTTGGTCGAGAAACGCGCACGTTATCACATCACCAAACTTGATTCTAGCCAGACACATCGTAAAAACTTCTATGTCGGCCTGGCAACAATCGTACCGAGCACAAATTTGGGAATCTGGAATGCGGTGAACCATGGTTACATCTCCATAGTCGTACCGAGCATCACGAAGCTCGACACCGCGTGGCGGGAAGCGCGCCCGAAAAGCGTCCATGATGGCTGAAGGCGGTTCGTGCTTAAAGGTCTGCACAAACGCAGACCCATAAAGCTCGAATTTCTCAGTCCAAGATAGACGTGAAAAGTTCTCATGTGTGATTCCTGAGATCTTTTCATGGGTGAACTCACCTTCTATGAGACCAAAACTCCTACAAATGGCACCATAATTGAGATAACACCCAACATCATCCCCACACCGGTACGGGGACTTTTTAACAAACTGCAGTTTAGCCTCATTAACCGCTTCAATAGTGATCTTATGACCTATGGCAGCAGCTGCCTTAGTCAAAAGCGTGGTATTATCACCGTCGTGCCAAACTGGGAGTTTAATAGACGCGGCAATAAGAAGGCTGGCTACGCAATTGAGGCAGGTGGTTAAGACACTACCAGACCCTTCGAATGGACCCTCAAATAATAGCTGAATGCGTCCATCTGAGTCTGGCGAAGTAACGTTGATAGGACAGAAGCACTGTTTGATAAGCTGTAATGCTCCTGTCTTATCCAGCTTCGCCATGGCTGTCCCTAAAACAGAGAACACCAGCTCACGATTGGAACTGTCACAGCTACTTATATCTACGTTATAGTAGGCAATTTCACCAGTAACGGATGCAAAGCTGTATACGGAGTCATCACTAAACACACACGAGCGCATACTACTTGGGGGAACGGCCATGAGCCACTTATAACCTACTGCGATGGCCTCATTAGATGGCTGTGTAATCACACTAACCTCACACTTGCGGAAACCAGTGTTAGGTATGTCGTACACGCCGTCTATGCACTTTTTGGTGAACTCGGGTAGGTGCGGTGCTGCCATACATCCTGCACCATAGTCAACATACAACCGTGGAACTTTATCGTATGGCAAGTTAGGTTTAGCCAGTTCGCGCTTAACTTTGGCACTGAGCTTACGGACAAGAATTGCAGCTGGATCGACTATCCACTGACTCTCAACATAGTAACGGCGAAGTTTACGCTTCACATGCTGAATGTTTGAAGCGATTTCGCGGGCCGCAGCTTTGTCATACACATACAACAATGATTCATACAAGTTTAAATAAGACCACTTCATGGTTAAGCGCGCTGCTTCAGCATAACTGTTGAGAATGCCAGTGGTACTGTTCTCACAGCGATTATACATCTGGTGAAGAACGGAAACGAATCCGCTACTGTAAGGAGTGGGGACAAATACAGAATCGGGGTTTGTCACAGGTGAGTAGCTATCTCGGTGGGTGACAATCTTAACGACCTCGTCATCCATACTCTTAACAGTGCTGGATGGTGCTTCTTCGTAAATCGATGGATCAGTGTCTGTC